AGCATTCCGGCCAGCCGGGCCTATGCGTTCACACTGGAGTTGACCCACACCAGTGGTACGATCACATGGTTTAGCGGCGTTGAATGGCCAGCTGGAACGGCACCTACGCTGACAACTGGCAAGACGCACCTCATGATTTTTGTCACTGATGACGGTGGCACCCGCTGGCGCGCTTCAAGTCTGATCAACTACACCAACTAACGCCTGATGGATCCCAATACTCGCGCATTGATGATGGGAGCCGCCGGTGCTGGTGGCGGGGAGAAGATCTACGTTGAGGATGTATTTAGCACCTACCTCTATACCGGCAACAACAGCACGCAGACGATCACCAATGGGATTGATCTAAGCGGTAAGGGGGGATTGGCTTGGATTAAAAGTAGAAGTAGCGCAAGCTGGGATAACTGGCTGTTTGACAGTTCAAATAGTTTTGGGCAAGGCCTTTCTTCTAATCAAACAGGTGGTCGTTCGAATGCTGCGATAGACTCTGTATCAAGTGCAGGTTTCACAGTTAAAGCAGGATTTAATAGCGTTAACGAGAACGCAACCACCTACGCCTCCTGGACCTTCCGCGAGGCGCCGAAGTTCTTTGATGTGGTGACTTATACGGGAACAGGATCAACACAAGCTATCCCGCACAATCTCGGTAGTGTGCCGGGCATGTATATCTGCAAGAGCACCAGTAGCACAGGAGATTGGAGTGTGTATCACAGAGGATTGAGTGGAGCTAATAAATTTTTAATGTTAAACAGCACAGCGGCGGAAACAACCTCCGGCTCGTATTGGGATTCTCAGGCACCAACCGCCGACGTATTTTATGTAGGCAACAATAATGTACCTAATGCTAACGGCGTCACCTACGTCGCCTACGTGTTCGCGCACGATGCTGGCGGGTTTGGCAATACCGGCAACGATAGTGTGGTGAAGTGTGGATCATTTACAACAACTACTTCTGGCGCAGTAGTGGATCTGGGATGGGAGCCACAGTTTATTTTGTTTAAGCGATCAGATGGGACGGGATCTTGGGAAATAATAGATTCAATGCGCGGAGCTTCATTGTCTGATTCTTCTCGCTTGTTCCCTAATTTAAGTGCCGCAGAAACAACTGCTGGTGCTGCATATGTTTACCCTACTGCTACTGGATTTGTGGTTGACGGTCCAAACAGACCATTTACTGGCACTGGCATCTACATCGCCATCCGTCGCGGGCCGATGAAAACACCTACGGATGCGACTAAGGTATTCTATCAATTGGCCAGAACAGGGACGGCTGCAGATACAACAATTACAGGCGCTGGTTTCCCGCCTGATGCACATTTAAACAGCGTCCGAAATGTTACTAACAATGGTTTCAATGCACTGTTTCTTGACAAACTAAGAGGACCTAATATATTCCTTATTCCTTTGTCAACAGATGCAGAAAGTTCGTCCATAAATACTTTAAACTCATTCAATCAGGATGGTGTCACATATGGTGCTGGAAGCAACATAAATAGCAATACTAAAAATTATATCAACTGGATGTTCCGCCGCGCCCCAGGGTTCTTCGACGTGGTGGCGTATACGGGGACTGGGTCAGTTCAATCAATTAGCCATAATCTTGGCGTAACGCCGGAGTTGATGATTGTTAAAGCTAGAAATCTAAGCGGCCTGAACTGGCCCGTTTATTCTGCATCAACTGGAAATACAAACTGGTTGAGGTTAAATACAACAGACGCAAGCGCTAGTGCTACTGGAATGTGGAATAGCACCAGCCCCACTGCTTCGGTATTTACAGTGGGAACTTCTGCTGCGTCGAATGACCCAACTGGGACGTTCATCGCCTACCTCTTCGCATCCTGCCCAGGCGTCAGCAAAGTCGGCAGTTACACCGGCACCGGTACCACGCTACAAATCAATTGTGGCTTCACAGCAGGTGCCCGCTTCGTGATGATCAAACGCACCGATAGCGCAGGCGATTGGTACGTCTGGGACACCGCTCGCGGCATCATCAGCGGGAACGATCCATACCTCCTACTCAACTCAACTGCAGCTGAAGTAACCGGCACCGACTACATCGACCCGCTCAGTTCCGGCTTTGAAATTAGTTCCACCGCACCTGCCGCCATCAATGCCAACGGTGGTAGCTTCATCTTTCTTGCAGTAGCATAGATTTATGGAACTCCGTAACCGCACAACGGGCGTTGTCATCACCGACAGCCAGCTCCGCAACGACAATCCCAACACTTCATTCCCTGAGGTGTTGACGCCTGAAATCATTGACGCATTTGGCTACGACCCAGTGCTCGAAGGCCCACAAGCCACCGTGATCCCGCCGTACCAATACAGCAGGCGCGATGGCGTTGAGGAGATCAACGGCCAGTGGTTCACCAAATACGTCGCTGGCCCGACTTTCACCGACTACACCGATCCCGATGGCGTCGTTCATACAGCTTCTGAGCAGTACGAGGCGTACTGTTTTGGCAAGGACGCTGAGCAAGGCAAGGCTGTCCGCACTGATCGCAACCGCCGCCTAGCCGAGTGTGACTGGACCCAACTGCCTGATGCACCAGTAGACAAAGAAGTGTGGGCCACCTACCGCGCAGAGTTGCGTGATGTGACTGGCCAGGATGGCTTCCCCTGGGACATCACTTGGCCTGAGGCACCCTGATGGCAGTCAAGGCAAAGGCTGGTGCATCACACATCAGCCACCAGCCTGGTAGGCCAAAACTGACCAACCAAGGGCAAGGGAAACGGTCACGACCAAACCATGGCCGGAAGAAGCGTATTGGCCAAGGCAAAGGCTGATTCTTGCTAAAATAAGGGCACCTAATAGCGTGCCGTGTCAACCCCTGAACCACAACCAGGGTTTTGGCGCGGCGTTCGTCAGGAAGCTTTGGCTGGCATCGTCGTGTTATCAGTCGGCAGTGCTGGCGCTGGCATTTTCTATCTGTGCTACACCGTCCCAACCAAGCTAGATGACGTGCTCAGCAACCAGCAGCTAATCCAAAAAAAGCTTGGTGACGTTGAAGACAAGGTTATGGATCATGATGTCCGCTTGATCAAGCTGGAATTGCGGCGCTAAGCTGGGCAAAACCACCTTTTCCAGTCATGGAAGCTATCCTCGCCAATCCGATCTTTTGGATCGCTGTTGCCGCCGCATCTGAGATTATCGGTCTGAATCCCAAGTGGAAAGCTAACAGCATTGTGCAGTTGGTGTTTCAGATCCTGCGCACACTGAAGCCAAAAAAGGACTGATCTGGCAGTTTGATACGCGCTCTGATTTTGAGCGGGCACAGCGGTACATCGAACGTAAGAAGTTTGAAACCACCTTGCCCGCCAAGATCGACGTTGCTGTAGCAGAAGCCGCAGCCGTCATTGACCGCGAGATCGAACGCCAGAAGCCACAACCGATCTACACCGAGCAGCCGGTAAACGACGAGCTACAAACAGGCGATAGCCGCGACCTTGGCGGTGAAATGCGCATTCAATCGCCGGTAAAACCTGCATTTGACCAATGAGCAACATCAAACTGATTGACCTTTGCAAGTATTACAAGGGTCTGTCGTATCAGATGGCGGCCATCTCCGAGCTGGAAGAGGCGATCAACAACGCCAACCCGCACATCCTGGGCCGCGAGCAAGCGTGGTTCAAGACTTGGAGTCAGGCTGGTAAGCAGCAGGCAACCAACCCGCTGCCAACGCCATACCAGAGCCAGCGGGACAACTACCGCGATGCCTGGCGGACATGCTTCAGCTCAAGCTGCGCCATGCTGCTGATGACGCTGAAGCCGGGTGTCATCCATTCAGATGATGAGTACATCAAAACGGTGTTCACCATCGGGGACACGACCAACTCAACCGTACAGATCAAGGCGTTGCATCACTATGGCCTTGATGCAAGGTTCAAGATCAATGGCAATCGTGCCTTAGTGCAGCAGCAGATTGATGCAGGTAAGCCGGTGCCTGCTGGCTTCCTGCACCATGGCACGGCCAATGCACCATCAGGTGGCGGGCACTGGCTGTGCATCATCGGGTACGACAACGAGCGCGGCTCATACATCGTCCACGATCCATGGGGCGCCATGAACGTTGCAACCGGTGAATACGGCAGCACTTTTGGCGCTAAGCAGCACTACGCCTACAAAACGTTTGAACCGCGTTGGATGGTCGATGGACCCAGCTCAGGATGGTGCATCATCGCTTAGGCTGCGGTGCGCTTAATTTTTATCTGTGCTGATTCCTGACCACGAGATTCGCCGC